ACAGGCGACAATACCAATATCTATGCTTACCTTGCCATGCTCGGTCTTTCCTGCGTAGGGCTTGGCGGTATGCTTTACTTCAAACGCCGTAGAAAGAAATCATAAGGCGGTAATGTAGCGGTTGGTAGAGCGTTCAAGGTCGCCACCCTTTTTGCAACTTCACGCTCCCGTGAAGCTCTGATTTACGGGGGCGTGAAGTCCACTAGGGGCGTGGGGAGTGTAGCTCCCCACAAAGTACAGCAGGAAAGAAAATAAAACAGAAAGAAAAGAGGTCAATCATTTATGGAATTAAGATTTGTCGTACCAAACATGGAAAAGACATTCGGGAACTTGGAGTTTGCCGGAGAAAATACTACGGAACAGCAGAGAATCAACGGGCGTATGGCTGTCATTACCAGAAGCTACAACCTGTATTCCGATGTGCAGAGAGCTGATGATGTTGTCGTTGTGCTTCCTGCCAAAGCTGGTGAAAAACATTTTTCGCCGGAACAGAAAGTAAAACTTATCAACCCACGAATCACTACCGATGGTTATAAAATCGGGGAACGTGGATTTGTCAATTATATCCTGCTTGCAGACGATATGTTACCAGCAGAAAGTAAATAAGGGGGTATTCAGATTATGAGATTAGCAAATGGAATCGTCATTGATAAAGAAAAGACTTTTGGAGTGTTGAAGTTCTCCGCATTACGCCGTGAGGTTCATGTACAGAATGAAGATGGAACGGTCAGTGAAGAAATCAAGGAGCGTACTTACGATTTGAAGTGCAACACACAGGGACGCATGATACAGGTATCCGTTCCGGCGACTGTTCCGTTAAAGGACTATGACTACAACGCCGAAGTGGAACTTATCAATCCTGTTGCAGATACGGTAGCCAATGCAAATTACCGTGGTGCAGATGTGGACTGGTATGTAAAAGCAGACGATATTGTTTTGAAGAACAAAGGCACTCATGCCGGAAATCCACAGAACAATGCTCCACAGCAACCGCCGAAGAAATAAGAGGTGTTAGCGTATGACGTGGAAAAAGAAAGGTAACAGGATTCGTGCCAGTGACAAATCGCTGGTCTATCACTTCTGTATCGGTTGGCTGTTGCTCCTGTTCGTTGAGGTGTTCCTGCTACTGAATCTGCGACAGCTCCTTGTTATAGACTGGAAAGATTTTAACCTGCTCCATGCCGGAATTACTTGGACTGCCTACAATTCCATTACGGTTCTGATAGCGACTGGTGTTTGTGCATTGGTCGCTTTCCTCTACTACCGTTACGGATATGACCGTATCAAGCGGTTGCTACACAGACAAAAGCTGGCTCGCATGGTGCTGGAAAATAAATGGTATGAAGCGGAGAACACCAAAGACAGCGTTTTTTTCACTGACCTGCAAAGCAGATCAAGAGAAAAAATCGTGTGGTTTCCGAAAATTTATTACCAGATGGAAAATGGATTGCTCCATATCCTGTGTGAAATCACAATGGGAAAATATCAAGAACAGCTTCTGTCCTTAGAGGACAAATTGGAATCGGGGCTGTACTGTGAGCTGACTGATAAGACACTGCATGACGGCTATATCGAATACACCCTGCTCTATGATATGATAGCGAACCGTATTTCGATTGATGAAGTGATTGCCGAAAACGGCGGTCTGCGGTTAATGAAAAATCTGGTGTGGGAATATGATTCACTTCCCCATGCCCTTATCTGCGGTGGTACAGGTGGTGGAAAGACCTATTTTCTGCTGACCATCATTGAAGCATTGCTTAGAACCAATACGGATTTATACATTCTTGACCCGAAAAACGCTGACCTTGCAGACTTAGGAACCGTCATGGGAAATGTCTACCACACCAAAGACGATATGATTGAGTGCGTCAATGCCTTTTATGAGGGCATGGTCACACGCTCGGAGGAAATGAAACTGCACCCGAACTACCGCACAGGGGAAAACTATGCCTATCTGGGGCTTGCTCCACAGTTCCTTATCTTTGATGAATATGTGGCGTTCTTGGAAATGCTCACGACAAAAGAAAGCACAGCCCTGTTAAGCCAGCTAAAGAAAATCGTCATGCTCGGCAGACAGGCTGGATACTTTCTGATTGTGGCTTGCCAGCGTCCAGACGCAAAGTATTTCGGGGACGGTATCAGAGATAACTTTAACTTCCGTGTGGGGCTTGGTCGCATGAGTGAACTCGGCTACGGTATGCTCTTTGGAAGTGATGTAAAAAAGCAGTTTTTCCAGAAGCGAATCAAAGGGCGTGGATACTGTGATGTGGGAACAAGCGTCATATCTGAATTTTACACTCCCCTTGTACCCAAAGGTTATGATTTCTTAGGTACGATTGGGGAACTTATACACATAAGGCAGGACGGACAGGTGGCGTGCGGAGCGAAAGCCACAGGTACGGACTAGCCTTGCTGGTGTGGCGGTAGCCACGCCAGCATATATCAAGCCCCTCGGTATCTAACAGAGGGGCACAAATCACAAGGAAACATACACAAAAGTTACCAATTCTTGGCTAAAATTAAGCGTTTGGTAGCTTTTTTTATTGCTGTGACATCAGATGAAAAATGTCACATTTTTTTCGGAAAGGGGGTATTGAACTGAATGATACAGAGTGGATACAGGATTTTGCAGACAAACGTTTGCAGTACGGTGTATCCCAGACGAAACTTGCGGTCATGGCTGGAATCAGCCGTGAACATTTAAGCCGTATCGAATCCGGCAAGGTGGCAGTCACAGAAGAAATGAAAGTAAAACTTTTGGAAGCTCTGGAAAAATTCAATCCAGAAGCACCGCTTACCATGCTGTTTGATTATGTGAGGATACGGTTTCCGACACTGGATATTGGACATATCATTAAGGACATCTTACAGCTCAATATCCAGTACATGATACATGAGGACTTCGGGCATTACAGCTACACGGAACACTACTACATCGGAGATATTTTTGTATATACTTCCCCCGATGAAGAAAAAGGTGTCCTGCTGGAACTGAAAGGAAAAGGCTGTCGCCAGTTTGAAAGTTATCTGCTGGCACAGGAACGAAGCTGGTATGACTTCCTTATGGACGCTCTGGTGGACGGCGGTGTGATGAAACGCCTTGACCTTGCCATCAATGACCATACAGGAATGTTGGATATTCCAGAACTGACCGAAAAATGCCGGAATGAGGAATGTGTATCGGTGTTCCGTTCCTTTAAGTCCTATGCTTCCGGCGAACTGGTCAAGCATGAGGAACAGGACAAGGCTGGTATGGGTTATACGCTTTATATCGGTTCACTGAAAAGTGAGGTGTACTTCTGTGTCTATGAAAAAAGCTATGAACAGTACATCAAACTGGGGATTCCCATTGAGGAAGCACCGATAAAAAACAGATTTGAAATACGGTTGAAAAATGAACGTGCTTATTATGCTGTCCGTGACCTGCTGACTTACTATGACGCTGAACGGACGGCATTTTCTATTATCAACCGTTATGTACGCTTCGTGGATAAGGAAGCAGACAAGAAACGGAGCGACTGGAAATTATCTGTCCGCTGGGCGTGGTTCATTGGGGAAAACAGAGAGCCGTTAAAGCTCACGACCAAACCCGAACCCTACACACTGGACAGAACCCTACGCTGGATTCAACGGCAGGTTGACCCGACACTCAAAATGCTGGAAACAATCACAGCGAAAACAGGCATTGATTATCTGAAAGAAATCCGTAAATCCACAAAACTGACGGAAAAGCACTACAAGATAATCGAACAACAGACCACATCTACCGAAGATGTGATTTTAGAAAAGGAGAATTGAAAAATGCAACGATTATTATTTGACTTCCTGTTCTTCTCCTTAGGGGGAACAGTCGGCGTGATTGCCATGTGTATTTTACAGGCTGGCAGACAGTCTGACAGAAAAATGATGGAACTGAAAGGAGAAAAGAAAGCATGAATTTTGGACAGAACCTTTATAACTGGTTTTTAAGCAACGCACAGAGCCTTGTGCTGATGGCGATTGTTGTTATCGGTATCTACTTGGGATTCAAGCGTGAGTTTTCCAAACTCATCGGATTCTTGGTAGTTGCCTTAGTAGCTGTCGGTCTTGTATTCAATGCGTCCGGTGTAAAAGACGTATTGTTACAGTTATTCAATAAGATTATTGGAGCGTAAAGCCTATGGAAGAATGTAGCGTATTGATTGAAACGACCAAATCAGCAGAGGATAAAACCTCTCGCTGGTTTGATTTACCCATTGATTATGAGCTGTTCCGTGACCTGCTCGGCGTGGAAGCTGACAGTGGCGATTATCAAATCAGAGATATGAAGCTCCCTTTTGCTGGCGACATTGTAAGGACAACTTCTGTCAGACGGTTAAACAAGCTGTACTTTGCTTACACGGATTTATCGCCAGAAGTTCAGCAGGCATACAAAGAGTTGATTCCCTATTGTGGCGGTGTAGAGGATTTATTGCAGAAATCAGAAGAATTTCTGTTTTATCCAGAGTGCCACAACATCATGGACGTTGCCCGTTACCGCTTGGAGCATAACATTGAATTTTCTGCTCTTTCCGAAAAAGGAAAGAAATACTTTAATCTGGAAGCCTACGCCCATGAGCTGGAAGAAAAAGGACGTTATGCTCTCTGCAACAATGGTATGTTCAAACTTTGACAGGTGGTATTGCTTATGGCAGAAATGAAAGTATTTGTTATCAATCTTGATGAACAGGAAAAAGATACAGGCTGTGCATGGTTTACACTTCCCTGCAACATAGAAGCATTAAAACAATCCATTGGCTTACCGCCGGACAGTGACCGTTATCTTATCAGTGATTATGATTTCCCTTTTGAAATCCTGCAAGATACAGACCTTGACCTGTTAAACAATATCTGCCTTGCGATTTCGGAGAGTGAAATCCCACCCGAAGATATACCTGCAATTCAAAGAGAATGGTTTTCAAACCTGCAAGAGCTGGAAGCCGGACTTTGCAATATTACATACCATCGGAACTGTTCGGCTATGGAAGAAACATCAGAACATTTCCTGTGTGTGCATGGCAGATTTTATGAATACAATGAGTGAAAGGAAGTGACTGCTTATGATTGATGATATGCAAGTCTATATAGCCAATCTTGGCAAGTACAATGAGGGAGAACTGGTCGGGGACTGGTTCTCTTTTCCGTTGGACGAAGAAGTGATTGCAGAACGTATCGGCTTAAATGCAGAGTACGAAGAATGCGCAATCCATGATACGGACAACTTCCCGATGGAGATTAGCGAATACATTTCCATCGAAGAACTGAACCGTATCTATGAGCAGTTGGAAGAATTACCGGATTACCTGCTGGACGACTTGGACAGTTTTATATCCTGCTATGGAAGTCTGGAAGAACTGGTGGAACATAAGGACGACATCATTCTGTATTCCGGCTGTGAAACGATGACCGATTTAGCCTACTATCTGATTGATGAAGAACAGATACTCGGAGAAATCCCGTCCTCTTTACAGAACTATATCGACTATGAAGCCTACGGGCGTGACCTCGATATAGAGGGGACATTTATTGCAACAAACGCTGGTATCTGTGAGGTACTGCGTTAAGGGCTGGCAGATCAGCACCGCCACTGGTGCTACTGTCAGCTTTTCTCTTGGGGGCAGTCTGGAAAATCCGGCTGTCCCTGTTGTTAGGAAAATGAAGAAAGGAGCATTTACAAGTGAAGAAAATCCGAAGTTATACAAGTATCTGGAACGTGGAAAAGGTACTGTATGCCATCAATGATGTAAACCTGCCATTCCCTGTGACCTTTACCCAGATTACATGGTTCGTGCTGACGGAATTTATCATCATTCTATTTGCAGATGTACCGCCACTTTCCATGATTGAGGGTGCGTTTTTGAAATATTTCGGGATTCCCGTTGCCCTTACATGGTTTATGTCACAGAAAACCTTTGACGGGAAAAAGCCATACAGTTACATCAAGACGATGGTGCTGTATGCCCTGCGTCCCAAAGTGACTTATGCCGGAAAAGCCGTGAACCTGCATAAGCAGAAATTTGAGGAAACTATCACGGCAGTAAGGAGTGTGACCTATGTTCCCGATTAAATATATCGACAATAACCTTGTCTGGAATAAGGACAATGAGGTGTTCGCCTACTATGAGCTGATACCGTACAATTATTCATTCTTATCCCCAGAACAGAAATACCTTGTGCATGACAGCTTCCGTCAGCTTATCGCACAGTCCCGTGAGGGAAAGATTCATGCGTTGCAGATTGCAACTGAAAGTTCAATCCGAAGCATACAGGAACAGTCAAAGAAGCTGGTCACTGGAAAGCTCCGTGAGGTAGCAATCCAAAAGATAGACGACCAGACCGAAGCCCTTGTATCCATGATAGGCGACAATCAAGTAGATTACCGTTTCTTTCTGGGATTCAAGCTCATGGTCACAGAGGACGAAGTCAATCTGAAGAACATCAAAAAATCGGTATTTCTGACATTCCGTGAGTTTTTGAATGAGGTAAGGCATACGCTGATGAACGACTTTGTTTCTATGAGCAATGATGAAATCAACCGTTATGTGAAGATGGAGAAATTACTGGAAAACAAAATCTCCCGTAGGTTCAAAATCCGCCGACTGGAAGTCAAAGACTTTGCGTATCTGATGGAACACCTCTACGGCAGGGACGGGATAGCCTATGAAGATTATGTGTATCCTCTGCCAAAAAGAAAGCTGAAAAAAGAAACACTGATTAAGTATTATGACCTTATCCGTCCTACCCGTTGTGTGGTGGAAGAAAGCCAGCGATATTTGCGTCTGGAACATGAGGACAGTGAAAGTTATGTGTCCTACTTTACGGTCAATGCGATTGTCGGAGAACTGGACTTCCCATCATCGGAAATCTTTTATTTCCAGCAACAGCAGTTCACATTCCCTGTGGATACTTCCATGAATGTTGAGATTGTGGGAAATAAGAAAGCATTAACCACTGTCCGCAACAAGAAAAAGGAATTAAAGGACTTGGATAATCACGCCTATCAAGCCGGAAATGAAACAAGTTCAAATGTGGTGGAAGCCTTAGACAGTGTCGATGAACTGGAAACAGATTTAGACCAGAGCAAGGAAAGTATGTACAAGTTAAGTTACGTCATACGGGTGTCTGCACCCGATCTTGACGAACTGAAACGCCGTTGTGATGAAGTCAAGGACTTTTACGATGATTTGAATGTGAAACTGGTTCGCCCTGCCGGAGATATGATGGGACTGCATGGAGAGTTTCTTCCTGCCAGCAAGCGTTATATCAATGATTATATCCAGTATGTGAAATCCGATTTTTTAGCCGGACTTGGCTTCGGTGCTACCCAGATGTTGGGCGAAAATACAGGAATCTATATCGGATATTCCGTGGATACGGGAAGAAATGTCTACCTGCAACCGTCCCTTGCCAGTCAAGGGGTAAAAGGTACAGTCACAAATGCGTTGGCTTCTGCTTTTGTCGGTTCGCTTGGTGGTGGAAAATCATTCTGTAATAACCTGCTGGTGTATTATTCCGTTCTGTTCGGTGGACAGGCAGTTATCCTAGACCCGAAAAGTGAGCGTGGGAACTGGAAAGAAACACTGCCGGAGATTGCAGAGGAAATCAACATTGTAAATCTTACCAGCGACAAGGAAAATGCAGGGCTTCTTGACCCGTTTGTAATTATGAAAGATAAAGAGGACGGAGCTACACTGGCAAAAGAAATTTTAACATTTTTAACAGGTATCTCAACCCGTGATGGAGACAAGTTCCCTGTGCTTATCAGTGCAATCAGCAAAGTATCAGAAAGTGAACACAGAGGATTGCTAAATGTTATCACAGAATTACGGAAAGAAAATACGCCTATTGCAAACCATATCGCAAATCATATTGACAGTTTTACAAATTATGATTTTGCACACCTGCTCTTTTCAGACGGAACAGCGAAAAATACTATCAGTTTGGATAACCAGCTCAATATCATACAGGTTGCGGATTTGGTTCTGCCGGATAAGGATACCACCTTTGAGGAATACACGACCATTGAACTGTTGTCGGTATCCATCTTAATTGTTATCAGTACCTTTGCCCTTGATTTCATTCACAGTGACCGAAGCATTTTTAAAATCGTGGACTTGGACGAAGCATGGGCGTTCTTAAATGTGGCACAGGGAGAAACACTCTCAAATAAACTGGTGCGTGCTGGCAGAGCCATGAACGCCGGAGTTTATTTCGTGACACAATCCTCTGGGGACGTATCGAAAGAAAGTCTGAAAAATAACATCGGCTTGAAGTTTGCGTTCCGCTCTACAGATACCAATGAAATCAAACAGACCTTAGAGTTTTTCGGACTGGACAGTGAGGACGAAAATAACCAGAAACGGTTGAGGGACTTGGAGAACGGACAATGCTTAATGCAGGATTTATACGGGCGTGTCGGTGTGGTACAGATACACCCTGTCTTTGTAGAACTGCTCCATGCCTTTGATACCAGACCGCCGATAAAAAGTGAGGTGGATTTGGAATGATGAAATCTGTCACAAAAGAAAAGGTATTCCATGTACTGAAACTGGTTCTGCTTGCCGTGACCGTCACGCTGGTACTGCTGTCCCTGCTTGGGACGGTAGCTCATGCGTCTGGACTGGTCGATGATACAGTCAATGCAGACAACCTGTATTCAAAGTATCCGCTTTCCAACTATCAGCTTGATTTCTACGTGGACAATAGCTGGTCTTGGCTTCCGTGGAACTGGCTGGACGGCATTGGAAAATCGGTGCAGTACGGGCTTTACTGTATCACAAATTTTGTCTGGACAATCAGCCTGTATCTTAGCAATGCCACTGGGTATGTGGTGCAACAGGCGTATAAGCTGGATTTTATCAATGACATGGCTGACAGTATCGGGAAAAGTATCCAGACACTTGCCGGAGTGACCGAAAACGGATTTTCCAGCAGTGGATTCTATGTGGGATTCCTGCTCATTATTATTCTGATTGTAGGTGTTTACACCGCCTATACAGGGCTTCTCAAACGGGAAACCAGCAAGGCACTTCACGCCGTTATCAACTTTGTGGTGGTATTTATCGTGTCTGCGTCCTTTATTGCTTATGCTCCCAACTATATCCAGAAAATCAATGATTTCAGTTCGGACATCAGCACCGCTTCTCTGGACTTGGGGACAAAAATCATGCTCCCCGATTCACAAAGCAAAGGCAAGGACAGCGTAGACCTTATCCGTGACAGCCTGTTTGCGATACAGGTACAAAAACCGTGGCTGTTATTGCAGTTCGGGAACAGCGATACCGAAGAAATCGGGGCTGACCGTGTGGAAGCTCTGGTATCTGCCAGCCCGTCAGACGAAGATGGGGAAATAAGGGAAAATGCTGTGAAAACAGAGATTGAGGATAACGACAATGACAACCTTACCATTCCACAGGTCGTCAACCGTCTTGGCATGGTGTTCTTCCTGCTCATTTTCAATCTCGGTATCACAATCTTTATCTTCCTGCTTACCGGCATGATGTTATTTTCCCAGATACTTTTTATCATATATGCCATGTTCCTGCCTATCAGCTTCTTACTGTCCATGATACCGACCTATGAGAACATGGCGAAACAGGCAGTTGTCCGTGTGTTCAATGCCATTATGACAAGAGCCGGAATCACACTGATTGTGACCGTAGCATTTTCGATTTCCAGTATGTTTTACAACATTTCCACGGACTATCCGTTCTTCATGGTGGCATTTTTACAGATAATCTGCTTTGCCGGAATCTATATGAAGCTCGGAGAACTAATGAGTATGTTCAGCCTGAATGCCAATGACAGCCAGCAGATAGGTCGCCGGATATTCCGTAGACCGATGGTATTCATGCGACACAGGGCAAGACGTATGGAACACAGGATTGCAAGGGCTGTTGGTGCTGGAAGTGTTGCAGGTGCGGTGGCTAGTGCAAGTGTTGCCAGAGCCGGAAAGCCAGCAACGAACCAACCGCCAAAGAAACGGGAAAATACCTCTGCCAGCATGGGAAGCCGTGTCGGTTCTGTGGTAGGTGCTGTGATGGATACGAAAAATAAAGTCCGTGACAGTGCTTCTTCTCTGAAAGAAAATGTGAAAAACTTGCCGACACAGGCTGGTTATGCTGTCCACTCTGCCAAACAGAAAGCAAAGGATAATGTATCTGACTTTAAGCGTGGCGTTGTGGAAGAACGGGAAAATCGACAGGAACAGCGTACACAGAAACGCAACCTGCACAGGGAAAATATCTCACAGAAAAAGCAGGAATTACAGAAAGCACAGGAAACAAGGCAGACCGTTCATGCGAATGGATCAGCGACAGCCGGAGCTACCAGAAGCCATGAACGCCCTGTTGCCACACCTGTTCCAAAACCTGCACAGACTGATACAGTTACGAAGCCGGATATGAAACGTCCTGCTACTTCTCCTGTGATAAAAAATGCAGAAATCAAGGCTGGAAAAGAAACTGTCCGAACCAACATCAGACAGGAACAGCAGGTCAAAGCTGTTACCAGAAAGAACCAGCCAAACGTAGCGGAATCCAGAAGTAATCGAAAGAAAACAACCGTACAGAAACAGGTCAACCAAAAACAAAATCGTAAGACTGTTACGAAGCAACCAGAGAAAGGACAGAAGAAATGAGATTAAAGCGTATCCTTATCATAGGTACGATATTTCCTGTCCTTTTCTCCATCGTCCTCTTTTTCGGGATATTGATTTCCGGCGAAGATGACGACAGTTCCAACAGCTATTCGCCTGTCTACTCTGGCATGAACCTGTCAGCCGATGTCCTCAAACATCAGCCAATGGTAGAAAAATACGCCAGAGAAAACGGTATCTCGGAGTATGTGAACGTCCTGCTTGCCATCATACAGGTGGAAAGTGGCGGTACGGCTACCGATGTCATGCAGTCCAGTGAAAGTCTGGGACTACCGCCAAACTCGTTAAGTACAGAAGAATCCATTAAGCAGGGGTGTAAATATTTTGCGTCCCTGCTTTCTTCCTGTAAAGCCAAAGGCATGACGGACATTAACGTAGTCATTCAGTCTTATAACTATGGTGGTGGCTATGCAGACTATGTGGCGAAGAACGGAAAAAAGCACAGCTTTAACCTTGCGGAGAATTTCGCAAAGAATAAATCCGGCGGTACAAAAGTGACCTATACGAACCCGATAGCGGTCAGTAAAAATGGTGGCTGGCGTTATAACTACGGAAATATGTTCTATGTGGAGCTGGTCAACCAATATCTGACCGTGAAGCAGTTCAGCAACGAAACGGTACAGGCGGTTATGAATGAAGCGTTGAAGTATCAAGGCTGGAAATATGTTTATGGTGGCAGTAACCCGAACACCTCTTTTGACTGTTCTGGTCTTACCCAGTGGTGCTACGGAAAAGCCGGAATCAGCCTGCCACGAACCGCACAGGCACAGTATGACGCAACCCAGCATATCCCGTTGTCACAGGCACAGGCTGGCGATTTGGTCTTTTTCCATTCCACCTACAACACCAGCGACTATGTAACCCATGTAGGAATCTATGTGGGAAACAACCAGATGTATCATGCCGGAAATCCAATCGGCTATACCGATTTGACCTCTGCCTACTGGCAACAGCACATCATTTGTGCCGGAAGAATCAAACAATAGAAAGGACTTGAAATATGTTTAAGAAGAAAGAAAAAACAGAGAAAGCACCTAAGAATAAGAAAGTGCGTACCATGAAAGTCGGGACACATAAAAAGTCTGTCCTGCTGTTGTGGGCGGTGCTTTTAGCAAGCACCAGTTTTGGTGTGTATAAGAACTTTACCGCCATTGACACCCACACGGTACATGAAAAAGAAGTCATTCAACTAAGATTGAACGATACCAACGGTATTGAGAATTTCGTCAAGAACTTTGCGAAAGCCTACTATTCATGGGATACCAGCAAGGAAGCCATTGAAGCAAGGACAACGGAAATCAGTAAATACCTTACCAAAGAATTACAGGATTTGAACGCCGATACCATCAGAACGGACATACCAACCAGTGCGACCGTTACAAATGTGCTGGTCTGGAATGTAAAGCAGTCTGGAACGGACGATTTTACCGTTGCCTACGAAGTAGATCAGCAGGTAAAAGAGGGAGAACAGACACAGGCAGTCACAGAAAACTATACTGTGACCGTTCATGTGGATAAGGACGGTGCAATGGTCATTACCCAGAATCCTACCCTCGCTCCGGCAGTACAGAAATCAAAGTATGAACCGAAAGCACAGGAAGCCGATGTCAGTGTCAGCTCCGATACAGTCAAGGACGCTACCGCTTTCTTGGAAACATTCTTTAAGCTGTATCCGACAGCTACGGAAAAAGAACTTGCCTATTACGTCAAAGACGGTGTGCTTGCTCCTGTTTCCGGCGACTATGTATTTTCGGAACTGGTAAACCCTGTCTTTACCAAAGACGGCGATAACCTCAAGGTCAGTGTGTCTGTGAAGTATCTGGATAACAAGTCGAAAATGACACAAATCTCACAGTATGAGCTTATGCTTCATAAGGACGATAACTGGAAGATTGTAGAATAAATAATCAAGGCTTGCGTCATAAACCGTATAGTATGCTCCGCAAGCCTCATTTCGGTATGATTTGCAAGCTGATTAATATAGTTGTTACATTTCGTTTAAGAGATTATAATAATTAAAATAGCTAAAATCTATCAATTTTTAACAGTAGTATGTGGACATAGTTGATAAAAAATTGCTTTTTCAATGATAAGATATATTTCTAAGGAGGAACGAGATATGGCACAGAGCATTTTGATTGTAGACGACGAAAGAGATATTGTATCAATGCTAAATCAATATTTTTGCAAAATTGGTTATGTAGTATACACAGCAATTAACGGAAAAGAAGCACTGAATGCAATCACAAAACATCCAGATATTATTTTATTAGATATAAATATGCCAGATATGAATGGTTTTACAATTTGTGAAAAAATCAGGAATTTTGTGTCCTGTCCTATTATTTTTTTAACAGCTCGGATTGAGGACTGTGATAAAATCAAAGGATTTGCTGTCGGTGGTGACGACTATGTTGTAAAGCCTTTCTCCGTTGATGAATTAGAAGCCAGAGTTGCTGCACATTTGCGGAGAGAAAAAAGACATGGTTCGTCCGCAATAGTTCAGTTCGATAATAATATAGTAATTGATTATTCATCACGAGTTGTTTTTTATAGAAATGCTGAAATAAATTTTACGAAGAAAGAGTTTGATATTATTGAATTTCTTTCACAAAACAAGGGGATTATTTTTGATCGTGAGACAATTTATGAAAAAGTATGGGGCTTAGATGGTTCTGGCGACAATTCTGTTATTACAGAACATATACGCCGGATAAGAACAAAATTCCTTTCTATAGGCGACAATCCTTATATAGAAACTGTCTGGGGGTGCGGATATAAATGGAAAAAGTAAGGCGAAAAAATTCAAGGCATTATATTGACAACATGAGTATTAAAAATTCGTTTGTTTTTTATGCTCTTATTTCCTTAGTGATTAGTATTGTAATAGGTGTTATATCTATTACTCTTGTAGATGATTACAGAATAAACCTTAACTATAAATATGAGGACATGACAACAAGGTATGATATACCTGAAAATGGTTCATTTACAGCGAAATATAACAAAGACCAAACAGAATACACAATATATAATGCAAGTGAAAAGGAAGTATGTAATTTTGTTGTAGACTATCAAAAGGAACGTCCAGTACAAGAATATATTTATCCTAATCATGTTTCTTACATTGAAGTTTCACCAAAGTTTACTAAACATGATAGAATTGTGGATTCTGCTCTAGGTGTGGTTAATATTGTCACCATTCCTATTGTTCTTTCAATTAGCATGATTCTTTGTGTGACTATCTTTGTAAACCGAAAATTAGTAAGACCCATAAAGTTACTGACGAATGCATACAGAAAAGTCGAAAACAACGAACTGGATTTTACGTTGCCTTACCCTTATAAAGACGAGATGGGGAGGCTGTGTCTTGCATTTGAGAAGATGAAAAATTGTTTATATCAAAACAACCAAAAAATGATACGGCAATTTACTGAACAAAGGAGATTAAATGCTGCTTTTTCACATGATTTACGCACGCCTTTAACAATACTAAAAGGACATACCACAATGTTGTTATCATTTATTCCCAAAGGATTAGTTTCTCAACAGGAGGTACTCGACGAATTATCAACAGTACGCAACAATGTGGAACGGCTTGAAAAATACGTTAGTGCTATGACAAACTTATACCGTTTAGAAGATATAGAAATCGAAAAAGAAAACATAAACTTTGACTTCTTATTAAAAACCTTATCAAATACAACGGAAATGCTCTGTTCTGATATAGAATATACGATTAAAACAAATTGTAATAAACAGCAAACTCTATTTATCAATCTTGAAATTATCATACAAATTTATGAAAACCTGTTGTCTAATAGCATTAGATATGCTAAGTCGATGATAGCTATTGATGTAAATAAACAGGAGGAATTTTTATTGATTACGGTCTCTGACGATGGCTGTGGTTTCAAAAGTACGGATATAGAACGTGTAACATTACCATTTTATAAACCATCGCAAGATACTACGTCTGAACATCTAGGTCTGGGATTAAACATTTGTAAAATATTATGTGAAAGGCATGGAGGTACAATAAAAATTTCAAATAATCATAAGGGGGGAGCCTGTGTTACAGCTTGTATAAAAATTGCATATGTTGATGAAAAATAGACATTTTCCCCATATAATTGCATTAAGCACTTATAAAGGAGGTTTCGATTATGAAAAAAATTATCTGTATTATTTTAATAACTGTCACAAGCATTTTGTCCGGGTGCAATTCAACATCAGATGAAGAAATAATATCATCACAGGATTTCAAAGAGAATTATGAGGTTTCGTCCTATGGAACTGAGGAAAAAATTAATACTTTATCAGATGTTGAGCTTACATCAAGTGAAAAAGAGTATTCTGACTTAGAAAACGCAAAATTTTTTTTAGAAAATAACTCCAACAAAGAGTATCATTATTCTAAAGCCTATTTTGAAATTGAAGCGGAGCAATCAGAAACATGGTATCAATTAACTCAACTTTATGACCCATCAAAAGATAACGAAGATGATGCAGTTATAAATCCCACCGAAAGATTAAGTTTACCATTTGATATTTCCTCGGTTTATGGCGAACTCCCATCAGGGCACTATAGAATAATAGTAAGTATTTCTTATTTCGAATCCCCTAAAGATTGGGATTATGACACTTATTATTTGGCATGTGAATTTACATTAAAATAGTATATCAGAAAGGAAACAAATGGGAACAGCAAAATGGATATACTGTCCTATATGCAAGAATAAAACAAGAACAAAAATCAGAACGGATACTAAGTTGATAAATTTTCCACTGTATTGTCCAAAATGCAAACAGGAAAACCTAATTAATGCCAGCAAATTAAAAATAACAGTAATCAAAGAGCCAGACACTTAGATGCAGAGCCGATAATTCAGAGGATTTCATATCTCATAGATTATCGGCTCATTTTTATTACCTATCACCATATCCCGTATGATTGGCAGGCAAATAAAAATGGAGGAACTAATCTTCCCCCACTTCCTTTGATTTGATGATACCAGCAGCGACGCTCTCCATGACAACCATATCTTTGTCGTCGAAAGTATCAAGCTGTTGTTCCAACTGTCTGCGGCGAGTGCTTTTTACTTTGTCACTGGTCGGCAGGAAAATTTCATCAACAGACACATTAAGTAGAGTTACAAGGTCATAAAACACCTGTAAACTTGGGTGCTGCCCTTTATTCTCAATATTCGTCAGATAGCGTGGGTCAATTTCAATTTTTGCTCCCACCTGTTCACGGGTCAGACCTTGTTTCATCCTTGCCGCTTTGATGGCAAGACCAAAGGCTCTGAAATCGTATTTATCTTCTGTTTTACGCATAATTAATCACCTCACTACATTTTACTGTTCCTAAAGAATTTGTAACAGGTACAGTAAAACGTATTGCAAGGTTTATCAGTTCCTATGAACAGGTAAATAACAATATATGCTGCTTGGCGGTAAAAAAAAACCGTTGTCAGCAGTAATGCTTTTATACGTCCTTTTAGATAGAACGACGGTTCATACAGCCGCCGTTTTATTTTTGTCCAACGGTGGACAAACTACTGGTTGGTTTTGTTTTAGCGGCTTCAGGAGGTAGCCGCATGGAATGCCTATACATTCAACAACATTCGACCATTGGTAGCTTGTTAAAAAAATCCGTTTAACTTTTGCGGATTATATCGCTCTTGTATATGGTTTTTCACATCACATAGCAGGAACAATTTATAAGGCACAAGAACAGCACGTCAGTATTGCTCTTGTGCTTTTTTGCTACTTTAAAAAATTTTTTGATTTTTTTCTGATTCGGGTTACAAATCACCCCTCCGTGTTGAGTGTTAGTGCGGAAAGAGGTAAAAAGCCTTTTCGCTTTAGCAACTTCAACTTGAAAGGAGGTGAGATTATGAAACCTTCTTCATTTGAGAACGCTATAAGACTTCAATTTGACTGTCTGGCTCGTAAGGTGATTGGCAGAACTGTAAAGAACTACAACAAAGAACTTGCCAGACGTGCAAAGCATGAAATATCTTTCTGTGAAATACCAGAGCTGGAATTAAACCAGTTGGGTGTATCGGACGAATACTCGCTTGAATTTACTTCCTTTGATGTGTTCGGTACAGAAGTTCGTGTCTATGATGAGAAATTATGTGAAGCAATCAAAAAATTAAGTGAAAGACGACGCAATGTTGTGTTGATGTTCTACTTTCTGGAATTACCAGACGCAGAAATCGCAGAGATTTTGGATATTTCCAGAAACTCTGTTTATAGAAACAGAATGTGTTCACTAAAGCTCATTAGAGATATGTACGAGGAGGAATTATAACATGATGAAGTCTACAAAAAAGTGTCCTCTATTCTCCACAATCAGTTTAGCTGCTGATGGCGACGAAGTGGCAATAGAGAAAATTTTAAATCACTATGACGCTTACATATCAAAAGCAAGTTTACGCCCGTTCTATGATGAACACGGAAATATGTATATTGTGGTCGATATGGAACTGAAAGGCAGAATTAGAGCTGCCCTTATTAAAGCAATTCTAGGTTTTGAAGTCAGAGTGAAATAAGCGAATATATACGGAGTGTGATACCACCTCATTCCAGCTCCGTTTTACAAGTGTTCTTTGAAAATTGAATAAAGTAATCAGATACGTTTGATATGCGGTGAGCCGACGGACTGGAACGCCATGACCCATGAAAAGGAGGGATAAAGAAGCGAGCGACCACGCCAGTGATCCGTAAGCGACTGTTGGAAAAGTTGCTGCCATGACCCGTATATCAGAATAATGATACACTCGCATGGTGCGGTTCACCCATCAGAATGGGAATGGTGAAATTCCAGTGGAGCTTTCCAAAGCCATCTGATTACTTCTTACTTTATAGACAAATTCTTTCATAATGTACAAGCATTTTTGCATACTTTGTAAATATATTGTAGTGAGGTGGTTCAATGGCAAATGACGCAAAGGTAGTTTGCAAGAATGTTTTTAAAAATTGTGATAAAGCGGCGTTTACAAAAGCATTTACTCTAAAATGGATAGAGTTGATAAATCAATATGAAAAAAATAAAGGAAGGGCAACTCCTGCCAGATGATAGACAAACTATCCTACAAGATGTTATAATAACATTATGTAGAGATAGTTTGTTTCGTCTTCTCAAAAAGGAGAACGAAGCATGATAGAATCAAAATCAAGAGTTGCTATTTATTGCCGCTTATCAGAGGAAGATAGAAACAAACAATCAGAAACAGACGACAGTAACAGTATTCAGAATCAAAAGTCAATGTTACTTCAATACTCATTAGAGCATGGTTGGGAAGTCTACAACATATACAGTGATGATGATTACACTGGTTCTGACAGACGACGACCAGAATTTAACAGGTTGTTGGAGGACGCAAAGAATCGTAAATTTGATATTGTCCTTTGTAAGACACAATCCAGATTTACCAGAGAACTAGAATTAGTGGAAAAATATATCCACGGTCTTTTTCCTATTTGGGGTATTCGCTTCATCAGCATTGTTGATAATGCAGATACCGCTAATAAAGGAAATAAGAAATCAAGACAGATTAACGGTCTGGTGAATGAGTGGTACTTGGAGGATATGTCAGAGAACATTAAAAGCGTTCTCACTGACAGAAGAAAGAACGGACACCATATCGGTGCTTTTGCTCTGTATGGTTACAAAAAAGACCCTGACGTAAAAGGGCATTTGATTATTGATGAAGAAGCTGCGGAAGTTGTCAGAGAAGTTTTTACACTGTTTTCACAGGGATATGGAAAGACCGCCATTGCCCGTATGCTGAATGACAGAGGAATACCAAACCCTACGGAATACAAACGACTTCATGGTTTGCGTTACAAGCAGCCTAAAACGAAAAACAGTACCCTATGGAAATATTTTGCCATATCAGATATGTTGGTGAATGAAATCTATATCGGGAATATGGTTCAAGGGAAATATGGCAGCGTTTCTTATAAGACAAAGCAAAACAAACCCAGACCCAAAGACGAGTGGTACAGAGTTGAGGGTACACATGAGCCGATTATTGACCGTGAGTTATGGGATAGGGTTCAAGCATTGGTAGCTCAAAAGGCAAAACCTTTCACAGTTGGCACAATCGGTTTATTTGCCAGAAAAGCTCGCTGTATGAATTGTGGTTATACAATGCGTTCGTCAAAGAATCATGGTAAGCATTATTTACAATGCTCTAACCGCCATGTAGCAAAGGACGCTTGTATAGGTTCTTTCATTTCAGTAGACAAATTAGAAAAAGCTGTGATTGATGAACTTAATAAGTTATCCGCAGAATATCTTGACAAAGATGAGCTTGAACAAAATGTGCAATTCAACAATGACTTGCGAGGTCAAAAAGAAGCTCTGGAAACGGAGATTGCTGCTTATCAAAAAAAGATTGCGGAATATACAAAAGGAATCCGAGAATTATATTTAGATAAGGTAAAGGGTATTCTTTCCGAACTTGATTACTTGGATTTATCCAAAGACTTCTCAACACAAAAAGAAAGGCTCGAAAAACTGATGATTGATACGCAGAAACAGCTTGATGTTATTGAAAGAAAAATGCTGATTGGCGACAACAGACGACAGTTAATCGAGCAATATACAAATCTTGAACACTTAGACAGGGAAACGGTTGAAAAGCTGATTGATTATGTATTGGTTGGCAAAAAAGACCCTGTAACTAAGGAAGTACCTATTGAAATACATTGGAATTTCTAGGGTTCTCATATCTGGCAGCTAGTATGCCAGATTATCGGGAACTTTCTTTTAAAACCTCAATGTTGTCTTTATACAATCGCACCCTCTGCCGCCATATCTTCAAAAAGATCGGTGAGGGCATCACCCTTGGACTGAAATTCGCAGGCGTTAAAAGGAATACCGCCCGCCGCCTGTGGCCAGATACCACCGGTATGGTCGACATAATATGGTGCAAATCCGGCAGCTTCAAGTTCTTCTGCACTTAAGCCTTTGGTGAGCTGTCGGACGATGGATGCGACCATTTCCAGATGCGCTAATTCTTCCGTACATAGATGTTGGAAGTGGTTATATGTATTGGATTTCTAAGGAAAAAACATTCTCCACGTATCGTCCGACACCTGCTTTTGACTCCATATTATTATAATATATGATTTTGGAAACGCAGGATTTTAAAAACTGGTTCTTTTCCGTGGCGGACAGCTCCGGATCATTTAAGGCATTGATACAGTCACGGAAACGCCGGATTTTCTCCCCATAATCAACGTAGTTTTCTTTTGTCTCTTTTGCAGCAGTCAGAGCAGTGATCGTAGAAGCGATTTCCTGCTGAGTTTTAATATTCCTTTCCAGAAACTCTTCCTTTGAGTAAATCCCATCCTCATAAGCATCTTTCTGTCTCATATCTTTTTCCTGCAATTTTTTAAGACGTGTTTCAAGGTTTGCAACGATACTCTGATTTACCGCCTGTGCATTGCCATCGTCGGCAAGGAGTGCTAATTCGAAGTCATGTATAGTATTTTCCATAGAAGAGATAAAACGCTCTAAAAAGGCAGAATAAAGCACTGATTTTGTGTGGCAGTATGACTGATGGTTGCACAACATGATCTGGGAAACGGAATTAGGGTTCTTATATATCTTAAGAGACATAGCGTGACCACAGGTGCCGCAGTAGAGCAGACCGGCAAATGGATTGCATAATGCCTTATTACGTCGGAGACTTGGATTAGTCCCGCGCCTTGCCATGCATGCATCATATAAATCCTGTGAGATGATTGGTTCATGCAGCCCTTTATAATATTTCGCATCTGAACTTCGTGGACGTGATTTTTCCAATCGTCCGTCGTTGATGTATTTTACAACTTTTCTGGTATCCCACCGGATCAGTCCGAGGTAGAGAGGGTTGCAAAGGATAGAACTGATAATTGCAGGTGTCCAGTGCGCTGCCTTTTTCGGTTTCAGATTCATGCTGTCAAGCTTATGTGCGATATTTGTAAAACCGATACCACCAGGAGTATAAGCGTATAACTCATGGATCAGCTTGACCACATTGGCTTCCTCCGGGACGATTTCCAGCGTGTGGCAGTTGACACCATCTTTTTTAATCACAGTCTTGCGGTAGCCGTAAGGATCTACAGAACCGATATAATGTCCTTTGGCAGCAGAGGATTCCCGGCCGCGCCGCAAGATACGTTTGGTGTATTCCAGATAATCATTACCTCTGGTGATCTCCATCTCAAAAAATTTGCGTTCATATTCTTCCTGAAGGTTAAATGAGTGCGTGAGAGTGAGAACCATGGTATTGGTATAACGCAGGAGATTAATAAGCCGGCCGCAATCCTCCAGATCGCCACGGGAAAGACGCTGTGGCTCTACGATGAGAACCGCTTTTATCTGCGGAGATTCTATTTTCTGCAGAACGATCTTAACCTGTGGTCTTGAGTCGATTGTCTCACCGGATACCACCTCACGGTAGATGTTTTTTTCCGGGATAGGAGAGCCAAAGTGAGTATTGGCATAGTCCTGAATCATTTCCTCATGTTTTTTTAAAACGTCCTCGACAGACATTTCGGGACTGTCTGATCTGGATTTACGAAGATAGACAATGATTTCGTCTACACTTAAGGATTCCATTGATTGAGTTAATTCGTACATAGTATCACTCCCTCATAAAAATATATGAAAAATGGGTATAAAAATAACAGCCAGCAAGGAACGTTTGTTCCGCTTGCGTTTGGCTGCTCCGAATGATACAATATGCTTGCTTAGGGCTTTCGTATCATTCGGAAGCGTGACCGTCCTGCTTTGGTAGAGTGGGGCGGTTTTTATTTGCAACATCGTTTACATGGTACATATCCATTATCTAATGCAAAGGACAGGTCTACACCAGATGTGTTTTTTATTCCGCTACAATTAGGATTGCTATGGAATTTTTTGCTATTAGAGGTTACATAAACAATATTGTGAGATTGGATATTAATATTCAACAATTGACCGAGATATGTAACATCCTGTGGGAAAGATTTACAGTGTCGATTTATTTCATTTGTCAAGGTCTGATGAAGTTGATTATATGGGTTTTTATATCTTAAAGTGTTTAATAAATCAATTAAGTCTGTATACTGAGGATTAAAATCAGTATAATTTGAACCCAATATTTCGCTGGCGCGAATCACATTATGAGGAAGAAAGTTATACATTCGTCCACCATGTGCTGCATTATTGCGGAATTCCATGCATACAAATAGCAAATCCATCATTAACATGCGAGCATTAGATTCTGGCATATTCATATGTTCATAATTAAAAAGAAGGCGCATTAAGGCGGTCTGTTGCGGAACTTTAAATTGATCAATAAAGTTTACCATAGTACTGAAATAAACACTTTTAAAAAGTATCCATGGTGGAACAATGCCATAAGTAGAATAATAGTGATGAATGGGATCTTTAGGCGATTGCAATTGTGCTCTAAGAGTATCAAGGATAGGTCCCAATCTAAATTTTTCGATAGACTTTCGCTTGTTTTGATAGTTTCTAAATTTTAGGTAATCATCTTGATGTGTACCGAATGAATGTGCAACAACATCTGCAGATAATTCTTTAAAATGTTCTTCGAGGTCTTGCATGGCTGCCATGACAGAATTTCGTATAGTTTTATCAAGTTCATAGATAGAAGCGATTTGCTCAAAGGTAACGCCAGAACGATACCTTGTCCTATCGTTTTCATATATAACATATGGTGAACGATAACTTTTAATAAGATTTGAGTAACCATAGCATCTGAGCTGCGATTTTGCAAAATTTTCATCAGAAATAATTAATCCCTGAGATTTTAATTTTTCTATTTGTTGATCTATAGTTGAGTATAAAATATCATTTGAATTCATAAATCCTCCGATGTAAACAAAAAGAGCCTTGGAAAACCTTTTCCAAGACTCAGTTTGTAGCCGCCCAGCAGCTATTTCCTACTGGTACGATTATAGCATATGTAAAAGTCTTGTCAAGTATTCCTGTTAATAAATTATCAAAAAATGTAAAAAATTTATTTGGAGCAGTTGCACCGGTGCAATTACATAGTATATTCCATGTCAGGATAAGAGTAGCTATGTAGAAACACCAGCTTCTACGATTTTGTTGACATCAACAAAATGACAAAAATTAAGTGAGCGTTGCATTATACAGTTCCATGTTTATCTGAATCATCAAGCAACTTAGGAGAAGTAGCATTTAGTGGAGAAATTACACTTTTCCCCAATTGTGCTTCGAGTTCCTTCCGAGCATTTGCCGCAATTTTTCCACCTGCCAAAGTGGCAGATTTAGCACCTGTGTAGCCTTTTGGATTAGTTGCTTTGGAAATTTCTGTAGTAGAAATTTCTGCAAGTTGATTCAATACCAGTTCTGTATTGGTCATATTATCTCGTAAATTTTCATTTCGCAGACCTTTGAGTTTTTTATACTCACTCACTGTTTTGCCGGACCAGGAAGAAGTGAGGATATTGGTTAGAGCAGCATAGTCTCTTCCCGGAGTAACACCAGCACGTTTCCATTCATCCGTCATTTCCTTGCGAATCTCGATAGAGCGCATTCGTTGAGTTATCCATGCATCTGAATAACCCTTTGCCTGATAAGTAGCTACAGCGCGTTCCATTGCTTTTTCTGGATCAGCAATCTCCTCTAAGCGTTCAGCACCTACCTGTGCAAGCCATTGTTTGAATGGTTCAGCTTTTTTAGATGGAATGGACTGGATGATACGAAGTAATTGCTCTGTGTTAGCGCAATCGGTTTTGCGCATTTTACCATCAGGAGCTAACATTTTGAACTGGTGACAATTTGTCACCGTTTCATTTCCTTCAGATTTTAACCGTTGTTTTAGTTTGTTCCAATACTTACGACCATCAGCGCTGTTTGTCAAAAATTGGCATACATCCACAATTGAGAAATACCATTCTTCCTTTGTGGCATTCCATACTTTACGGATGGTATCATCCATAATAAATTCTAAATCCTGTTCATCAAAATCATCTACATTATCAACAGGCACCTGAACAGTAGTGTCAGTATCTTCATCGTAGAAAAAGAAAAAGAAGACAATCACGTCCTTTCAAAAATATAAAAATCAAAGTGCAGCAGTTGCACCGGTGCAACTAAATATCATTTGGATTGCTAATCATTTTCTTTAATTTTTCTCTATCCCAAACTTTAACATTTAGACTTTCTGCCTCTTCCATGCCGTGGGGCGATAAATAGCTATTTGTCATGACAACGGCAATATCTTTTTTAAACATATTTTTTGCTGAAAAGGCAGCTTGGACGGCATCGTTAGGAACGGTATCGTTATAGCGTTTGCACTGAATAGCATATGAAATATCAGATTTATATGCAAATATATCTACACCATGATCGCCACTTCCGGATGTTACCGTTACATTATTAAAATGGTTCTTTTTAAGAATTTCTGCACATGCATATTCGAAGTCGTGTCCTTCCATTTTATCTAAATTTTCTAAATTAATATTTTTAGTTAATTCATTAGATGGTGATGGTATGTACATGCATTTTTCGTGAAATTCTTCCATTGAAACTAATACATCAAATTTATTCATTTCAGAATTATAAGATAAAACGTTCATGTTTTCTAATATTTCAAGATAATCAAGTATGTCATCAGGATCAAATTCTTCATACAATGTGTCTGCTCCATTTTCAATAGCTATCTCACCAATACATATAAGAAGGTCTTTATCGAAATCACTATGTTTGCATTTGTATATGGACGGATCATAATGATCAATAAATTTTTCAAAAAAATCCTTTGACATTAAGATATTATTTTCATTATCCAATATATGTGCATTTTGACCTTCTTCAAAAATTTTGTGCAAATCTTCTTTGGCCAAATGATATTCACGCATTAAGGCTACAGGGACAATTTTATTTGCATCAACAATTTCCCTCATAACACTTATAAAAAGTGGGTGTAATCCCTTTATAATAATTCTATCAGATTCATATGGCGAATTTGGAATAGTAGCATCTTCATCATTTTCATGGTTATGAGCAGCAACTTTCTGAAATATCTCGTGGCAATCGCTATCTACATTGTCTTTTAGGTGCAGATTATTATCATTGGAAATCTCTTGATTTACACGGTCGTTGAAATTTTCAATTATATATTCTTTATTAGTCAGAATACGCTCTAAATCAAAAGAAGGCTTTGAAGAAAAAGGTATTTTATCCTCATATTTTTGCAATTCAGAAAGAATATCAATTATTTTATTCAAAGCAGAATAAAACGCAACATTATCTACGGTGGTATTAATTATAATTGCCAAAGCTTTTGCTTCGTTTATGCGATCTTGAACATATTTTTTGTCTTCATCATCTGGATTAACATATAATTTATCAGATATTTTTTCTTTATGAACAGAGGAATCATTTATTTTAAATTTGTCTAATAGTTTATCAAAAAACATTTTATCACCCAAACATTTTAAAGTTTACCAATTACTTTTCCAAGAGTGGCAGCAGTCTCATCCAGAGGAATGTTCTTGTAGTCTTTATTCAAAGAAATCAATTCCTTTTCACCAAGCTTCTTCACAAAGCATTCATTATTGATCTGGAAGATGCCGATGTCTCCAACTTCGATCTCTTGTGTAGCTTCAACGAGGAGAATGTCTCCATCTTGAAATGCAGGCTCCATTGAGGAACCATTTACGCCAATTGCATAGCTGACATTCCTGTATTCAGGCTTATCTGGAATTTCAATGTCCTTATCCGGGAGATTATCAATCACAAGCTGACCTGTTCCGGCAGAGGCATTTTTAAAATAGTAGCTAATTAGTCGCATTGGGAAAGAAGTAACAGGATGAGAAACTTCGCCAAGTTTACCGTATTTTTCAATGCGTTCGGTTTCTTTATCGAGACTAAAATTCACTATTTCTTTACCATGATCGTCAAGATTACGATATTTTTTTAATAAATCTTGTTCACCATATTTTAAAATGAATTTTGAATCAGGATAAACACCATAAATATCATTGATGGAGACATTTAAAATTTCGCATACTTCAAAAAGAATATCTATTGTGGGACAATTTGCACCTGTTTCCCAATTAGAAATTCTGGAAGGAACAACACCGAGTTTCTTTGCTAAATCCTTTTGGCTAATTCCAGCCGCTTCTCTATATTTTGAAATATTTTTTGAAATATTTTTCTTTATCGTATCATCACTCATAAGCAACCTCCTTATTTATAGGACAATAGTATCACAGAGATTTTGAAAACACAATGAAAAAATCAGAAAATCTGAAAGAATATATTGACAAAACAGAAATACTGAACTATAGTAAAGGAAATCAGAAAATCTGATTTAGAAAGGAGGAAAACAGATTGAAAGGTAGCGATATTAAAGAATATTTGATTGAGAATGGAATAAAGCAATCGTATGTATCAGAGAAAACGGGGATTCCTGCACCAATCTTAAATATGATGCTAAATAATAACAGAAAAATTGAAGCAAATGAGTATATGCGGATTTGTGATGCAATTGGAGTGCCATTAGAACAGTTCAAGCCCCGTATACCGGAGAAAACAAAAGAAGTACCAGATGCACTACTATCTGATACTTAATTTCGACCTATTTACTGCAATGAGATATCTGTGTTCCGGCTCAAGGCTCACCCACATTCGCGACTGTGGTTTACCGGAAATGATAATCAAAGTAGTGCACTTATCCAATCAGATATCGTGTTTCTTATACGATAGGTACTCGCTTAAAAATAGCCCTATTGCAAACACATTTTGTACTGGAGATGGTAAATCAACCAACACTCATCAAAGCGCAGGGCAAAGCAAAAACGCTTCCACAAAGGACGCATCCCTCCTTCGCTGTTAGGGTGGGTAAATATTAACATTATCGAAACAAAAATTCAAGTATTCGAAAGAACAAATCATATCAGAGAGGAGATGAGTAAAGATGGAATTAAAAAAGGTCAGAGTAATTTTAGAAGGCACAGGATATAAACGTGAAAATGGAGAAATCGTCTTATTGGCAACAAAACCAACAAAGACGATTTCTGTAGAAATTATTCAAAATAGCAAAGATGAGATGGAGAAATAACAGGATATTTTTTAACATCGCTTGAATCGATAGAAGGAACTGCGGAAATGCGAATTTCTCCATCGCGGTCATCGTCATAGTCGTCAAAGTGTATGTCAATCTGAACGTATTTCATACCATCTTTAAAGATTTGATCAGCGACTTTTATCAAATCGATGGCTTTGACAAAAGTTATCGCATCGTATGTTTCATTAGCACGTGACATAAAAATCTCCTTTCTTAAAATACTGAGACACGGCAATGTCCTGTAAGGAGATTATAGCACAAGAACTGAGGAAGTATAAAGAAGATGTTTTATCAGAGAGGAGATGAGTAAAGATGAACAAATTAGAAGAAATTCTTACTGGAATACCACAAGAGATAAAAACACTGGAAGTAGACACTGAAAAGAAGATTTTCAAGTTGAATGGTATCGATTTTGGAAAAGGATGTGAAGAATTTGTGATCAGTTGTACTGGTGGAGAAGGATTTAAGATTCGCATGGAACTTTCAAAACGTATTATCTATGCCAATTACGGAACAGACAATACGTTAGAAAGCGAACCAGAAGTAATAGAAAAAACTACGGAATAAACTGGGAGATAAATTGAGCCAGCTCTTTAACGTTGTTTTTAAATCTGTTTTCCATGTATTCAATGGCATCTGATGTTAATTCAAAAGATCCAGTAACCCAAACTTTTAAGCAATGCAAATGTTGTAATTCTGAGCATGTGGAATAAAAGTCATCTTCATGCCACGAAGAGAGAGAAGCAGTCTCATGAATATAGTCTTCAGAAAAACAACGAGATTCAGTTTTTGACTGTCCTGATTTTACTCTTTCCAAGTAATCATGGTAGCAGATACAGAGTAATGCTTCGGCATCTTTGGTCATAATGGCTGTCTCCTTTCATAATACTTGGACACGGCAATGTCCTGTAAGGAGATTGTAACACCAAAATAATTCAATAGAAAGAGTGTCACGGACAACTTTTAAAGCATTAGATAAGAACAGGAGGTGCAGTGTATGGAATATAAGAGAGTAATTCAGGAATTTCCAAATGGTACCAATATCAACCTTATTCCAATCCTCACACCGGAAGAGGAAGAAAAGCGGCATCAGCGGTTGAATGATGCAGCCGTAAGGCTTCTGCTTGCCCAGGAAAAAAAGGATAAGGAAAAACAGATGAAAGTTGCCACGTAGGAAGTGGCGGAAGGACAAGCTATGAGAGTGATCATTGAAAATTATTCGAGAGTTCCATTGCCTGTAGCAGTTTTAATGGTTTTCTTAAAGCTGAATGGAAATTCAGATAAGGAAAAAGAGAGACATGTTGTAATTGAAAAGCAGGAAAAAATCGATGGAACGATCTTTACAGTGAGGGATGAATGATGAAAAAGAAAATTTTAGAAGGCGTAGGAATGCTTTTCGTAGCGATTGGCAGTTGCGAACAGCTTGTTATGTTTGCCTTGATAGGATTTTACCTGCTTTATAGAGTGGCGAAAGGAGAAGATTATGAAGATTGCAGCGAAGACGGAGATTAGTCCTCATGAGGAAGCACTGATTCAGGATTTTATAAAGCAAATGAAGCAGGAACATCCAAATTTGGAATTGTCTATGAATGACATTTATGATTCGGCACTTCGCACCGGAATAGACGCTGTGTTAGAGCAGATCCGTACAGACCGCAGACAGAAAATAATGGAGGACTGGATACATGAAACAAAAAGCTACAAAAGAAAAAATGATAGCGGAATATAAAACATGGTTTGCTATTTTCCTCAAATGTTTAAGCGAAATAAAGGTTGATGCTCAGATCAAGGCAGAATATACCGAGGAATACCGGCACAAATTAACAGGAATGCTTGTGCTGATGAATGGCATGAAAGTGATCACAGACGAAGAATATCTGACCATGTATAAAGAAGTGGAGAAAGAATTTAATACAGAACGATTATATGGCTTCAGATATCTTATGAGAACGGAGGTGTTCCATGCTGACCGTGACTGAGGTTGTGGAAAAGATCTTCAAACAGCCGGATATATTCAACAGCGATATGGCAGCAGGCGAGTACTGCAAGGCAAAGTGGACGTACATAAACACAGTGTTTGTGGCCGGATTCATTGAGATGGACAGGGAAGCACTGGACAGGCTGTTAGAGATGTTCAACGAGAAAAAAGTGAAGGAAGCATTCAGGAAAGCAGGTGGACCAGATGATACAGGATGCAGACCTAAAAGGAAAACTGATCCTGCAGGCTGACATATTCCAGCATCATTACAGAAAAAAGGAATATGCAGAAGCAAAGCTGATAAGGGAAAGGGCAGGGATAGTCGCAGTGTTCATACGGCTGCCGGAGAAAGAGCGCACAGAGCTTTTTGGAGACAGGCAGGGAGACGAACCGGTAGAAGGATTGTTTGATGAAGAGAAATGCATTAAGGCGGGATTTGAGAGCATTAAGAGAGGCTTTGACATGCAGAGGATGACATATGAGGATGTCATGGCATTGGTAAATAAAAAAAGGGGTTAAGAAACTAGCACTTTCTTAACCCTGTGAGTAAAAACGTTGGGAACGTATAACTCTATATTTATATTACCACAAAAAGCCTGAAAATGCAAGGAAAACGGGGATTTTTCATCTCCGTTTCAGCCTTGATAAAGATATTAAACTTAGGACACGGTGGGGATATGACAAAAAGGAAACAGCACAGGTTTAAAGGTGGAAAGATCATTGATGTGGAAGAATACCACGATGGGAGATATGGAGCACCGGGATGTAAGAGAGAGAAGAAAAAGAATCCGACCAAAGAGCAGATACAGAAGATCAATGCGTGGAATAAGGCAAGACGATGCAGGTGGAAGCTGTTGGAGTATTTTTCTCCCGGTGACTGTTTTGCAACATGGACATATGAGGTGAAGAACAGACCGCCGGATATGGCAGGAGCACTGAAGGATTTCCAGAAGGGAATACGGAGCGTGAGGAAGGAATATAAGAAACGTGGACAGGAATTGTTCTGGATCAGAAATATCGAAAAGGGAACAAAAGGAGCCTGGCACATCCATCTGATCGTAAATGAGATTGGAGAGACAGCGAGTATTTTACAAAGAGCCTGGACAAAGGGCGGCACATGGTCGATTGAGATCCGGAACAGTAAATACTACGATGAGGATTTTTCAAAACTATCCAGTTACATGACAAAGGATGAACATACAACGGATAAGAGATCGGATGGAAGCCCGGCAAAACCACGTATCAGCGAATCAAATTATAACTCAAGCCGGAATATGCCGCTGCCAGAGCCGAAGGTGGACAAGCTGGTACGGTGGAAAGCAGAGCCGAAACCGAAAAAGGGATATTACATATCACAGATCCATGAGGGGATCAATCCGGTAACAGGATATAAATACAGGAGATACACGATGATCCGATTGAAAGAAGGTGACAGCGGATGAAAGAAGTGAGCATTTACATAGTGACCGGCATCAGGGGCAGATGGCAGCAGGACGGACATATAGGATATGCGCTGGAGTACTATAAGGAAAACTGCAAGTATCCGGCGGTGATAAGGGAAGTTGTACCGGTGCAACAGATGAATGAGAACCGATCGACATTAGAATCGCTTATCAAGGCACTGCACCGGATGAGAGAAAAATGTATACTGACCGTCTACACGGAATCCAAGTACCTGTACAGCGGATATGAAGATGCAGAGTATGTAAAACGCTGGAAACAGAACGACTGGACGAGGTCTGATGGTCACGAAATCAAGAACCGGGATAAATGGCAGGAACTGGACAGGCTCATGCAGGGCAATCTGGTCAGAATTTTGTTGAACCAAAGAAACGCTTATACCGAGAGTTTGTGGCAAGAGATCAAGATGAAGGAGAGATAAATTATGGCATTATTTGAAAGATTTGGAGAATTTGACTCTGTGGAAGAATTGAACATGACAGCAGAGGGATTAAAGGAAGAGGGAGACCTTGAAAGCCTTAAGGTGTTGGCAGAGGAGAATGGACTGGATGTAGCAGACGCAGAGGATTATGCAGACGGAATCGTGACGGAGCTGGCGAATAGTCTGTTGGCCGCACTTGGAAAACTGAAGGTGGAATATAAAGAACTGAAACCATGCGAGATCATGGAGGACTGGATCAGTTATATCGAGGTGTGCTGTTCAGAAAGTGAAGATATGGCTCGTGCGGTCAGATTAAAAAGTAAAAGCCTGGAAGGATGCATTGCAGCAGTATTGAAATGGTCATTTGCACATCAGTATCAAGTGCCGGATAAGATCAAAAAGGCAGCAGGTGTAAATGCCGGAAAGGTAACACTCGGTATTCCGGGATCTGCAACCGTAAAGAAGATCATAAGAGAATATTATCTCGGAAAGCAGGTGATCTGATGAAAGCGACAGAAGAGGAAGAGATCAACAGACTGGTGGAAATGACACCACCATTACCGGAAGATTTTAAACCATGGTGCGAAAAACAGATGAAAAGACCATTGATCTATTACCGTCGCAATGGAAAAGAAGCAGAGATCAAGTGTGCGGCATGTGGAAAGATTTTATATGCAAAGACAGCAGATATGCTGGAATATGGCACACTGGAGATTGAGACACCGAGAAAAGATCATCCGGCAAAGTGTGTTTATTGCGGGAATCAGTCATTTTATGAATGGATGTATATAACACGCAAAGAGTTAGACGAGAAACGATTCTACCTCTACCAGCTCACAGAAGATGGGACGCTGCTCATACGGATCTTTGATTATTACAGATCCAGCAGTGCGAGGCAGACAATGGAAAACAGCCTGACAGAACAGGCAAGATTCTTTCTGACATATGGGCAGGTAAAAAAACTGATCAGATTGTATACATACAGTGATGATGATTATGCATGGTGTTTAAAAAAAACAGCAGGATATCCGTACATAAAAGTGATCGAGGGAAAGACTTTTCCAGGATGGGAGCAGACGGTAAAGGAATCGAAATTAAAATACTGTCCGCTGGATGAGCTGGTCGGTGTGGTCAGAAAGCATTACCCATGGCCTTGGAAACCAAATGTGGCAGTAGTCGATGCCTTAATGACATACGCAAATAATCCGGCAATTGAGATGTACGTGAAGATGCATATGGATAAACTTGTCAGCAGGCTTGTATGGAGAGAGAGCATTTATGGAGATGTCAACAGAAAAAAACGGACGGTAAACGGACAATTGAAACTTGAAAAGAAAGAGAACATCAACAGGCTGGTAAAGGAAAAGGGAGATCCGGAGCTCCTGGAGATTCTGCAGTACGAGGAAAAAATGGGTTTTTCATGGAAAGCGGAGTGGGAAGACCTGTTCAGGGGGAAGTGGGATAAGAATACTGGAAAAAGAATCACAGGAATGCTTAAGTACATGACCATGCAGCAACTGGTAAACAGAACATGGAAGTATACAGGGGAGCTGACGGATTCAGCAAAAGGGAAGGAAGAATTCTGGCAGACATTTCTGGAATACAGCGATTACCTGAGAATGCGTGAAGAGCTTGGCTATGACATGACAAATGAGGTATTTATCCATCCGAAAGATCTACAGGAAAAACATCAGGAAATGGTAAAGGAACAGAACGCCAGAAAAGACGAGATGACCATTAAGAAAAAGAATAAGGAATTTGCCAATATCGCAAAGCGGTATGAAGGTCTGTGCAAGAGATATCAGGCGGCAGCAGGCGGTTATATCATCCGGCCGGCAAAGGATGCAGGAGAGATCATCATGGAAGGAAGAATCTTACATCATTGTGTCGGTGGAAATAATTATTTATCAAGCCATGATAAAGGCAGGAGTACGATATTATTTCTCAGAAACGAGAAAAAGCCTAAAAAACCATATATTACGATCGAGATCATAGGGACACATATTGTGCAGTGGTACGGGGCACATGATAAAAAGCCAAATAAAGAATTTTTTGAAAAATACCTGAAAGATTACGAAAATCAGTTGGAGCAGAGAGAAAAGAAAACAGAAAAAGTGCTGGTAGCAGCAGGATAGGAGAAAATTATGGAACAGGTAATAGGATACAGATCATATCAGGAATACAAGCAGGAACTGGATACGGAACTTAAGAAAACAGCAGAGGGATTTGTGCGTATCGGATATTTATTAAAAGTAGCGCGCGATACCAGTATTTTAGCGGAAAGCGGATATGACAACGTGATAGATTTTGCACGTGCGGAGTATGGTCTTGACAAGACACAGGTAAGCAGATTCATGAACATTAATGATAAGTTCTCAGAGGGCGGATATGCGCCGGAGCTGAAAGAAGAATATCAGGGATTCGGGTATGCGAAATTGTCAATTATGCTTCTACTCCCGGAAGATGTCAATAATGTGCTGACACCGGATTTTAGCAAGGCAGAAATCCAGCAGATCAAGGACGTAGTAGACGAGGAGAAAAAAACCACAGACATTGAGGTCATGCTGGAAAGGAAAGACGAGGTGCAGCAGGCTCTTGATAATAATCTTGAAAAAGTGGTTTTCCAATTGGGTAAGGATAATCCCAAAATTTATAAGGAACTTTGGGAAGCTGTAAAAAAGGAATCAGAAACAGGGAAGTATTTTATCAGACACCTGATACCGAATGGAAAAGCAGTTTATACAGTAAGGATTCCTGGCACAGGTTCACACATGCTTGCAATCACAGAAGAAAGTGAAGATGTAAAGCTTTTGAATTTAAGGGATGCGAGCCAGAATGAAAAATACAACAAAGAGGATGTAGAGAAAGCTTTTGGAAAGATATTTTTCAATACTGGAACATGGAAAGAATCATGGGAAAAAGAATATGGTGAAATACTTCCAGCAGAGAAAAATGCAGCAGTTGCACCGGTGCAATCGAAAGCGGCCCAACGGAAGGAAAGCAAGGTTATTGTCACGAAGAAACCGGAACCTGAGAAAAGCGTGCAGAATATTCCGGAAAGCGTTTCAAAAACACAGGAAAGCGTGCCAGAATCAAAAGAAACCGTTTCGGAAACAGCGAAGAAAAAGGAAATGACATTGAATGATGTAAATCCGGAGATTCCAGCGCCTGATCCAAAACCAGTTGAAGAGGATGTACCGGAAGAAAAGCCGGATGTGCAGCAGGATACCAATGAGCAGATACCGGGACAGGACGAGATTGAGAACCATCCGGAGTATATGCCGGAGAAGAAAACAGACCAGCAGATCATTGAGGATGCGAAGAGGACGATCGACACGATCCGTGTAAGCTTAAGCGGATGGGAGTATACGATACCAAAGAACACTTTAACCGCAGTGCTGGAACGTGTGGATTATCTGAAAGAGACTCTGCAGGAGCTTATGAAGGGAGAAGCAGATGAAAGTAATGTTTAGGATCAGGCTTTTCTTATGGGCGGCATGGGTGAGGATACCGAAGCCGTGGAAAAAAAGAAAATACAATAAAATATTTGAGCAGATGCAGCAGGCGGTGAGGAGATGAAGAAAAGCAAAAAAAATAAGGTCAACTACAATTTTCCAAAAGAAACCTGTGAACTGATCGCAGAACGGGATGGTAATGAGTGCCTGTTCTGCAAGCTTGGATATCACATGGACAAGTGCAGATCAGAAATGCTTTTAGAAATACCGGATATCATGCATTACATAAATAAGAGTCAGGGCGGACTTGGTATTGAGGAAAATGGTGTGCTTGGATGCAGATTTCATCACGGACTGCTGGATAACGGCAACTTAGGACTCCGGCCGGAAATGCTGGAGATTATGAAAGAGCATCTTATGCAGCAGTATCCGGACTGGTCAGAGGACAAGCTTGTTTATAAAAAATGGGATTTTCCAACTTTTAAATAATATATCACGTAACTGTCAACAGAGGATTTCCGGAAGCGTAGCTGGGGCTTCCGGAAGAAAGGAAAATTATGAAACAGCCAAGTAAACCGACAAGAGCACAGAAAGTGATTATTTCTGCACACAAACTAAGACCGGAAAACTGGATGGTCGTATACGAGAGCAAGGACACATTGGAAGTCATCAGTAAAAAGACATCCATGCGGAAGGTTTTGAATAAGTGAGGTGGAATCATGCAAAAGAAATGTAAATATTGTGGGAAAGAATTTAACAGTACAAAAAATGACCGCAGATATTGCAGTGACGAATGCAGAAAGAAGAGTCAGCTTGAAATGAGCAAAAAACGCAGAAAAGGTGCACACATTAAAAAGCCGAATGCAGCAGTCGTTGATATAGCAGTAAAAGCCAGAAAAGCAGGTATGACATATGGACAGTATGTAGCAAAGATGGGAGACACGGATCATGCGGAAAAACACAAAAAAATATAAACGAGAGCTTGCAGCAGCAAAAGCAGATATCAAGAGATTACTCACTGAGGAACATTTACCGTGTGAATTTTGCAGATATGAGGCACAAATGGACGTACCGTGCACGCAGGGCGATAAAGAATGGTGCAGACAGCATGCAGTCTGGAAGGGAGACTTAAACGGAATTGACAAAAGCAAAGCCAAAGATTCACTCATTGAAGAGTTGAAGAAGGCAGCATATGAAAAGTTCGGCAATGCTGGCATGGGCGGAGAACTTATCGTAAACCTTGACGATGCAATAGCAATCATAGATAAGTTTTTGGTCAGTTAAATTAGATTTTTAGTGGAGGTGAAAAAGGTGGCTTATGGCTATAAAAATTTATCAAAAGCGCAAGAAGATGCTATATGTGTTATGAAGGCGCATGGTAATACTTTGATAAAAATACACGGATTTTGGACATATGAAAATTGTGAATTTCACGAATACCATGATAGTGTCAAATGACCTATGAAAAAACTGAGCAAAAGAAAAAGGCTCAGATGAACCTTGAAAACTGTAGATCTTTTAGGTTGTGGTA